GATGTAGATATGCAACCTATTGGAACAACAATATTAACTTTGCAAGGTTACTCAAAACTACCAGATCCTCCAAAAGATACGAATGTCTACACTTTTGTTCCAACCAATCCTCAGTATGACCTGCAAGTTGGATTGTCAGTTGGTCGAGACAAACGCCTTTGGTTGAAAGTTGATAATGAATGGAGGCGGGTATCACTAGACCCGAATAGTAATGAAGGATAAATTTGTAGGTGAAGTTGTTGAAGTTCTAGATGACGGTTCTGCTGTTCTTCAGTTGCCTGATGAATTGTGTGAGCAGATGAAATGGTACGAAGGAACAAGACTTGATATCTCTGAAAAAGATGGAACAATTATTTTGAGAAAACTTGAGACTGACTTTTATAATGATGTGAATACTTTCATTGATGCATGTGATCAAAAACCTTCTGTTGAGAATATAATTCTTTATGCAAATTTGATTGAAGAAGAGTTTACAGAATTTAAAGAATCTAAAACAGATGTTGAACAATTAGATGCATGTATGGATATGATTTGGGTAATTCTTGGCTATTGTAAGATGAAAGGTTGGAATGTTTACGGTGCTTGGGATGAAGTTGCTCGAAGCAATCTCGAAAAAATCGACCTGCAAACTGGCAAAGTTATCAAACGCGAAGACGGTAAAGTTTTAAAACCAGAAGGATGGACCCCACCAAAACTTGACAACTTTGTATAAATGTTATACTATTACAATATGAACGATATCAAAGAAATACTTCTAATTCTTCAGGAAGAGTGTGCTGAAGTCATTCAAGCAGTCAGTAAATGTGAAAGATTTGGTGCAGATAATTATAAGCCTGGAAAACCAAAAACAAATAAAGATCACCTAGAAGAAGAGTTGGGTGATCTTCTTGCTATGATCGAACTTCTTGAAGAAAAGGATTTTATCAACGGGTCTAGTCTACAATTAGCTAAACAAGCTAAGTTCAATAAACTTAAACAATGGAGTAATATTCAAATTGACTAATATTTCTAAAGTTGCAGAATCCCTTGCAGTCAAGTATAATCTATCTCGCGCACAAAAGTATGATTTAGTTTTGCGTGATTATGATAATATGGTTGAGTTGATTGGTCTGATTGATGATCCAACTCTAGATATCCGCGATTTTCAAAATCGTGAGATGCTTTTCCCAAAACGTTGGGTAACCCTTGCAGTCTTCGATGAGACAGAGGAAGTTCCGCAATGAAACTTAAACTCGTGACATTCAAAACCAATCATACAGTTCTCGGTGAAGTTGAGCGCGAAAAAGATCATCTCACTATCAGACAACCAGTACAAGTGATTGTTCAGCCAACTAAAGACGGTCCGATGATGGGGTTCGTTCCGTTTCTAGAATTCTCTGAAGAATTCAAAAAAGGAATCGTTATTCATTACGATGATGTTTTGTGCATCACAAATCCTGTCGTTGAACTACAAAATCAGTACAATCAATATTTCGGTTCTGGCATTCAAATCGCATCAGCTATTCCTAAAATTTGATGAATAAATTCTACACAAATGTAATTTGTGCGGGAAACTATATTCTCTATCGTGGTGTTGAGAACGAACGGCGTGTAAAGATGAAAATCGGTTACACGCCGACTATGTTTTTACCTGCAAAAAATAAATCTAATTCTCCTTGGAAAAATCTTCAAGGTGAGTCTCTCGAAGAAAACAAATTCGGTTCTATTCGAGAGTGTAGAGATTTTGTCAATCGTTTTGATGAAGTAGAAAACTTTAAAATTTATGGAAACACACGATATGAATATGCCTTTATTGCTGATGAGTTCAAAGGAATGGTCGAATGGGACCAGTCGAAGATTAACATTGCAATCATCGATATCGAAGTCGGGTCGGAAAATGGCTTTCCTGACCCATACAAAGCAAATGAACCAATCACTGCAATCTCAATCAAAACCCTTAATGGTAAAATGATTGTTTATGGGTGTGGAGATTTCAACAACACCTATGATGATGTAACTTATATCAAATGCAAAGATGAATGGACTCTTTGCAAAACATTCATTCGAGATTGGTCTGAAAATTATCCCGATGTTATCACTGGCTGGAATACAAGATACTTTGATATTCCGTATCTTGTAAATCGCTTCACCAAACTTCTCGGTGAAGATGAGATGAAAAAACTTTCTCCGTGGTCTATGATTAGCGAAAGAAAGCTAACGATTCGTGGTAAAGATACCGTGATCTATGAGATCATCGGCATTTCTTCTCTAGACTATATCGAACTGTATCGCTGGTATGCTCCTGGTGGAAAGTCACAAGAATCTTATCGATTGGATAATATTGCAAACGTCGAGCTTGGTGAAAGCAAATTGTCTTATGATGAGTATGATAATCTCCATCAGTTGTACAAACTAAACTATCAAAAGTTTATCGAGTATAACATCAAAGACGTTGAACTGATTGTTAAACTTGAAGACAAGCTAAAACTGCTCGAACTTGGTCTTACTCTTGCATATGACACTAAGTCGAACTATGATGATATCTTCGCTCAAACAAGAATGTGGGATGCAATCATCTACAATTACTTGCTTGAAAGAAATATTGTTGTACCACCGAAAGTCATTGGTGAGAAAGATGAAAGATTTGAAGGTGCATATGTTAAAGATCCTCAGATCGGTCTCCATAACTGGGTTGCATCGTTTGATTTGAACTCTCTGTATCCTCATTTGATGATGCAGTATAATATCTCTCCAGAAACTCTGATCGATCCAAAAGACTACGATCAAGAAATGTTTGATATTATTCATCACGGAGTTACTGTAGATAAACTACTGAACAAAGAAGTGAACACTGATGCACTCAAAACTTCTGGCGTAACGTTGACTCCTAATGGTCAATTCTTCACGACTCACAAACAAGGCTTCTTGCCCAAAATGCTCGAAGAGATGTATGAAGATCGTAAGAAATTCAAAAAGATGATGCTATCAGCAAAGCAAGAGTATGAAAACGAAAAAGATCCTTCTAAAAAGTATGAATTGAAAAAGAAGATTGCTCGTTATGATAATCTTCAACTTGCTAAAAAAGTTTCTCTTAACTCAGCTTACGGTGCTATGGGATCTCAGTATTTCAGATTCTATGACTTGAGACAAGCACTTGCAGTTACCAGTGCTGGTCAGTTGTCCATTCGTTGGATTGAGAACAAGATAAATGAATATATGAACAATATTCTGAAAACGAATGGAGTAGATTATGTCATTGCTTCAGATACAGATTCGATATATTTGCGTCTTGGCGAACTTGTTGAGAAAGTCTATGGTTCGCCACTCCAGATACCTTCAGAAAAAGTCATCCAATTCATGGATCGCGTATGTGAGTCTAAGATTCAACCTTTTATCGATCAAAGCTATTCGGAGCTTGCTACGTATGTCAATGCATACGCACAAAAAATGCAAATGAAACGTGAGGGTCTTTCAGATAAAGGTATCTGGACTGCAAAGAAACGGTATATTCTGAATGTCTATAATAATGAAGGCGTACAGTATGAAACGCCTCAGATGAAAATTATGGGTCTCGAAGTTGTGAAGTCTTCAACTCCTTCGTCGATTCGTGAGAGAATGAAAGAGGTGATTCAGTTGATTGTTACCTCAGATGAAAATTCTGTTCAAAACTATATTGAAGATTTTAGAGCACAGTTTAATAAATTGCCAGCAGAAGAGATATCTTTTCCTCGTTCCGTCAATGGTTTGGGAACTTATTCCGATAACTCGCAAATATATACTAAGGGTACACCGATTCATGTAAAAGGTGCTTTGCTATATAATCATTTTCTGAAAAAATATGATTTGACGAAAAAGTATCCAATGATCCAAGAAGGCGAGAAACTGAAGTTTACCTATCTTAAAAAGCCTAATCCAATCGGCGATACTGTTATATCTTACCCAACTCGATTACCGCCAGAGTTTAAACTTGACGGGTACATCGATTATGATGTACAATTTGAAAAAGCGTTTCTTGAGCCCGTCAAAATCATTCTCGATTCTATTGGCTGGAAGACAGAGAAAACAAATACACTAGATAATTTTTTCTAAGAGGTTATAATGAGTTTATTGGATAAAATTAAAAAGAATTCTACGATTAAAGATTCAGCAATTCTTTCTAAATCGAAATTCTTTAATGAAAAAGATATGATTCCGACTAACATTCCTATGGTGAATGTTGCCTTAAGTGGTCGAATCGACGGCGGGCTTACGCCTGGTTTAACGATGTGGGCTGGTCCTTCTAAACATTTCAAAACCGCTTTCAGTTTACTGATGGCAAAATCTTACATGGAGAAATATGAAGACTCTGTTCTTTTGTTTTATGATTCTGAGTTTGGTACTCCTCAGTCTTATTTCAATACTTTCAGTATCGACACCGATAGGGTACTTCACACTCCCATTACCGATATTGAACAATTAAAATTTGATATCATGAAGCAACTAGAATCTATCGAGCGCGGTGAGCGTGTTATGATTATCATAGATTCTATTGGAAATCTTGCTTCGAAAAAAGAAGTTGAAGATGCACTTGAACAAAAATCCGTTGCTGATATGAGTCGAGCTAAACAAGTGAAGAGTTTATTTCGAATGGTAACTCCACACTTGACGCTGAAAGATATCCCTATGGTTGTCGTAAATCACACCTATAAAGAAATCGGGTTGTATCCGAAAGATATCGTCGGCGGCGGTACAGGCTCTTATTATTCAGCAGATAATATTTTCATTCTTGGTCGCCAACAAGAAAAAGATGGCACCGAAATCACTGGGTATAACTTTATCATTAATGTGGAGAAATCTCGCTATGTCAAAGAAAAATCAAAAATTCCTATTGCTGTTTCGTTCGAAGGTGGTATTCAAAAATACTCGGGGCTCTTGGATGTAGCACTCGAAGGCGACTTCGTTATCAAACCGAGCAACGGTTGGTATTCTAAAGTCAATAAAGAGACCGGTGAAATTTCTGAGAAAAAGTATCGCTTTGATGCCACTCAGACTGAAGAATTCTGGTCTGATATTTTGAACAGTAATGATTTTAAAGAATTTGTGAGAAAGAAATATGAAATCGCTTATGGAAAAATTATGGAATCTGATTCTGTCGTGGAAGAGTCAGAAGAAGTATGAACTAGACATTGATTATAAACTCGTAGATTTTCCCGATACGGATCTGACTGGCATAGAAATTTTAAAAGATCCGTACTCGGGAGTTGTTTACTACTATACAAACGCAAATGTAGCCGAACAAGGAATGATGGCTACTCTAAAGTTTGGGTACATGATAGTCAATCCTGGAAAATATACACCATCTGCATTGGAATCCGATGAGAAGTTTGTTACAATGATGGGTGATATACTTTCTGAAATCATTTTAATGGATGGTCAATTTGAATCGCCTAGAAAATTCTATTCTGAAGAATCTAATCTATAACGAAGAATATGCGAGAAAAGTTCTTCCGTTTATCAACACTGAATATTTTTCTGACAACAGTGAGAAGAATGTATTTGTAGAAATCAAAAATTTCGTAGAGAAATATAAAGCACTCCCAACATATGAAGCACTGGTGATTAATTTCACCGAAAGCAAATCTCTGACTGAAGAGCAAGTTCGTAGTGCAGTAGATTTGCTAAAAGATATTCATCAAAACAAAGATGAGCCTACTGAAATACAATGGTTGACGGATCAAACTGAAAAGTTTTGTCAAGATAAAGCCATTTACAATGCAATCATGGAGTCTGTAAGCATTCTTGATAGCAAAGCAAATGGCAAAGCAAAAGGTGAGATCCCAAAGATCCTATCCGATGCACTTGGTGTTTCTTTCGACAATCACGTTGGGCATGATTACATAGATGATTATGAGGAACGTTATGAATTCTATCACCAAAAAGAAGAGAGAATTCCATTTGATTTGGACTACTTCAACAAAATCACAAAAGGCGGTCTACCGAATAAAACACTTAACATTGCTCTTGCTGGCACCGGTGTTGGTAAGTCTTTATTCATGTGTCATGTGGCTGCTAGTTGCATCTCTCAGGGTTTCGATGTTCTTTACATCACACTTGAGATGGCTGAAGAGAAAATCGCAGAAAGAATAGATGCGAATCTTCTGAATGTTAGTTTAAATGATTTGATGGTGATTCCAAAAGAAGACTATGTTCGTAGATTTAAAGCGATACAAAATAAAACTCGCGGCAAACTGATCATCAAAGAATATCCAACTGCTTCAGCAAATGCAATGCACTTTCGTTCTCTGTTGAATGAATTGCAACTGAAGAAGAATTTCCATCCTAAAATTATCTTTGTTGATTACTTGAATATTTGCTGTTCTTCTAGACTAAAGATGGGAAGTAGTGTAAATTCATATACTTACATCAAGTCGATTGCTGAAGAACTCCGAGGGCTTGCTGTTGAATTTAATGTTCCTATCGTATCTGCAACACAAACTACTCGATCTGGTTATACAAACTCTGATGTTGGACTTGAAGATACTTCTGAGTCTTTCGGTCTTCCTGCAACTGCTGACTTTATGTTTGCTTTGATTAGCACCGAAGAATTGCAACAATTGAGTCAGATGATGGTCAAACAATTGAAAAATAGATATAATGATCCGAGCCAGAATAAAAAGTTTGTCATAGGCGTTGACAGGGCGAAAATGAAATTGTATGATGTTGAAAGTAGCGCACAAGACTTGGTTGATTCTGGGCAAGATATTCCTGATAAACCAATTAATACTTTCGGTAATCGTGAGCGCAAGTTCAATTCTAAGTTTGAGGGAGTAAGGGTATAAATACTCCAATAAACTGGAGAAATTATGGCCGGTGCATCCGCAGAAAGACAAGAGTCTGGTGTTGTTAAAAAAATTAATGACGCTTTTAAAAAAAATAAAAATAATCCAATAACTGTTGTGGCTGGAGATACTGTATTGACTGGAGTTGTTAAGGCGGAAAAATATACAGGAAGACAAACTGGAGGCTCCGAGCCTTATACTGATGTTGTGATATATGTTATTAGAAAAGGAAAAGAAGTGCCGGTAAATTGCTCTCTGAAAGGAGAGTCTGCTCCATCTTTAGCAGGAGGCGGACTTAGAGGACTTGAATTAGCAGTTCCAGGAATAGCGAAAAAATTTATGAAAGCGGCATTTAAAGAACTTACAACAAAGAAAAACCTAAAAGCGGGAGATAAAATTCCTGATGTTTTTGGTAAAATTTCTTCAGCCGATAAGCTAAAGATCGTTGTTGGCAACAAAGCTATGGGAGGTCCAATTGATTTTATGTACATAGGACCCATGGATGTTACAGGAACATATGATGCAAATAAAAATATTTTGTCTCTCAACGGAGCTTTAATTCTTGCTGATGAATATGCAAAAACTCATGAGTTATACTTTAGATTGAGGGCAAGAAGAGAAGATCAAAGATTTGATCCTGATGCAAAAGATGCTGATGGGACACCTAAAATATACGGAAAATCTCCTTCTAGGGGAGATAGCGCAGGGCGTATTGTTGTAACCGATAAAGTTCCTTCCACAGGGGTAATCGTAAAGTTATGAACTTCTCAAAATTTTTAACGGAATCTTCGAAAGAAGGAAAAAATGTTCATTTAGAACATATTGAAGATGAGATATTAAATCGCGGTGTAGCTGGTGCAAGAGATGCAATAAATTTTCTTCGTTCCCTGAGAGACATGCTCGCAGGTAATGCAGATACGAAAGTAAATATAACTACAAAATGGGATGGAGCTCCAGCGGTGTTTGCTGGAACTAATCCAGAGAACGGGAAGTTTTTTGTTGCAACTAAAGGTATATTTAATGTAGATGCTAAGTTAAATTACACCGAAGAAGATATAGATAAAAATCATCCTTCAGAAGGTCTGAATAAAAAACTTAAGTATGCTTTAACTTATTTACCTAAACTAGGAATCGAAGGAATTCTTCAGGGCGATATGATGTTCACCAAAGGTGATCTGAAGAAAGAAACGATTGACGGTGAAAAATACATTATATTTCAACCAAATACAATCGTATATGCTGTTCCTGTTTCGAGCAAATTAGCAAAAACAATGCTAGATGCACAAATGGGAATCGTATTTCACACTTCATATACTGGATCTACAATCGCTGGGCTAAAAGCCTCTTTTAATATCGATATAAACAGAATGAAACCAACGAAAGATGTTTGGTTTCGTGATGCATATTTTGTTGATGCATCGGGCACTGCAACATTCACCGAAGAAGAAACTAAACAAATTACAAGAATTCTCTCGAATGCAGGAGTTATTTTTCAGAGAATGAATTCTTTACCTTTGAATCGTATAGCAACTTCAGATATTCTTTCTACACAAATTAAAACTTTCAATAACACAAAAGTTCGTTCAGGGCAGAAAATCACAAATACAACAACACATACTGTTGAATTATTGAAATGGGTCGAAGATAAATTAAATAAAGAAATACTTTCTGCTAAAAGAGAAGATACAAGACAAAAGCGCCGTGAAGAAAAAAATGAACTGATGCGATTCTATAGAGCAAACACTACAGAATTAAAAGCAATATTTGATCTTCAAAACTTGATTGTTGAAGCTAAAAATATGATCATCAAAAAGCTACAAGAAGTAAAGCAAGTTACCGGCGCTTTTCTGAGAACAGATGATGGTTACAGAGTTACAAACCCTGAAGGTTTCGTAGCAGTTGACAAATTGAAAGGTAATGCTGTTAAACTTGTTGATAGATTGGAGTTTAGTCATGCCAATTTCACTGCACAAAAAGCATGGGACAAATAATGGAAAAGAAATATGATATCAGCAAGATAATGGAAGAGTATGGTGATGATGATTTTGGATTTACTGCAATTGATGAAGATGAATATAATGCTGTTATCGCAGAAAAAGAAGAAACTGTAGAAGAATATAAACAGAGACTTGAGCAAGTAGAAAAATTGATTATACCTTTCTTAACTAAACTATTAAAGACTGCTGATCAGCCAATTATTAAATGGCCTAATCGAAAGCCAGTGATTGAATCTCAGATACAGAAAATACTGAATTTAACCAGAGGCTAATATGTTAAACTTCAAACAATTTGATATTCTTCATGAAGCTGCATACGCTGGCAACATAGGTGTTATGGAACTTATTCATTTCAAGAAAAAAGCAAATCAAAAAGAGAAAGAAGAATTCGATTCTCATGTTAAAAACAAAAGACACAAAGAAGCATGGGATGTTGTTCAGAGAGTAACCGGAACGAAGCTACATAAAAGTGTAAGTGAAGAAAAGAAATCCCCGAACCCAGATATCTTGCCTGTAGCCGGCGCAGGGCAATGGGGAACAAAACACTTGGTAAATAAATATAAAAAGGACACGCCTGGTCAATAGCATGACTATATAATTTTAAGGAGATTTGTTATGAAAGATTTGATAATTGGTGCAAGCACCGGATATAATTGGGATACTTTGAAATATTGGGTAAACTCAATTAATCAAAGTGGTTTTGATGGCGATAAAGTTCTCGTATTGATGAATTGTGATATTGAATCTGTGAAGAAAGTTATCGAAGCTGGTTTCAAAGTTATTGGTTTTGGGCAGAACGAAAAAGGTGATTTAGTATATGAGCATGGTAGAGTTCCTGTTCATGTAGAAAGATTTATTCATATCTACGACCATCTCTCTCGGAATGATTATCGTTTCGTAATCACTACCGATGTTAAAGATGTAGTCTTTCAACAAAATCCCATCCCACATTTACAAAAATTGCTCGATGAATCCGACAAGGATTATGTTTTCGCATCTGAGAGTATGAAATACAAAGATGAGCCTTGGGGTGATAAAAACTTACTCGAAACCTACGGTCAATACATCTACGATAAGTTCAAACACAATACAATTTATAATGTCGGCGTCTTAGCTGGTCGTGGTCATGCGATTCGTGATCTTACAATTAATATTTTTACCGCAGCAATTAATCGCCCAATTCCTATCTGTGATCAATCAACATTTAATTTTATGATTTTTTGCGTTTTCATAGGCGTCTTTAATGGGCCCATGATTCCAACCCAGGACTTGGTGATGGTAACAATGAGCAAATTCATGGAGTAAAACCAAGATAGCAGCATTGTTTGGTTGCAGATTTTTATCGTTGTTTTTTTCCGTGATTAATTTCATCCCATTAATTTCAATGCAGTTAAAATGAGTTCTGGGATCAGAGGGGCCCCGCGGCCCCTGGGAGTAAAGCACCAAGGCACCAGGTTTGTTCCAGTCCACAAAGATAAAAGTCCCATGAAATAATGACTTTGCATCTTCGGGATAAACTTCATTGACTTTGCGAAGAGCCTTGGCCAGCAAATCAACCGGCTTGTTAACCCATGTGGGTTCATTGTTCTGGCGCATCACTTCATCTGAGATAAAACATTTGAAATTTTCGATTGAGTATTTTGAATAATTTTTATTAAGGCTTTTTTTCCCGGCTTGTTTTTCCTGGGTGTGTGCCGGATCTATAAAGGCAATCAATGAACTAATTGCCAGCAGAAATAAACGAAGGAGAAAAATTTTCATGATAATTAAG